AGTGTTGATGCTGTAGTTGCGTCGCTTGCGGAAAGAATGCCAGTTGTAGTGGCGGCTGGGAATGAGAGCACCGATGCCTGCGAGAAAACTCCCGCACGGGTTCCAGCGGCGATTACGGTGGCTGGGTACGATAACACAAATCTTCGGTCAATATTCTCTAATTACGGCAGTTGTGTTGATATTTGGGCGCCAGGAACAGCGGTAGACGGGGTTGATAAAAACGGTGACAGGGTACAGTGGAGCGGGACAAGTATGACAACGGCAATAATCAGCGGTGCAGTTGCATTCATCGCAAGCCGAGACGGAATTACAACAAGACAAGCTGCTGATAAAATGATGCAAACAGCAGCTCGTCCTTATTTGATTGATGCACGTCTTAATGGGAAATCAGCCTACTCCTTGCTGATTGGGAATTAGAACCTACTACCCGTCTTCGCTGCCGTGAAGTAGAAACTGCTGCCACTGAGGTCAGCAGCATAGACAAGGGCATCCACAAGGTCATCATGCTCCCCGTTTGGGAAAGATGCCATTTCAACCTCTAGATCCCTGATGCCGGGTGCGCTTTTGAGGTGGTACACCTTCCCTGCCTCATATCGAGCGGCAAGCGCTCGTGCCCTTGTTACCTTGTCTTTATCGGGACGAACCGCCCGAGCAGGAAGATTGGTGGTCCCAAGAACCTCGCGCACAAATGTGCTCTGATGCTGCACCGCTTCAATGTTTACCGATTCAAGGTTTCTTGCGCTATCGTTGATCTCAGGTGGGTTTGGGACTAGGTATTGTGGCCAAAGCAGCCTTGGCCCGTCATCGGCGACCAAATCACCGTCACGACTGATTCCCGTTAACCAGTCACGATGACCTTCTGCAAGCCTCGCCCTCCACGCACCCACCACATAAAGGTTGTGCTCTGCATCTTCAACAACCTCAACACACGAGGTGTAGTCGCTGCGCTCTGAGGCAGAGGACGCAAGGTCAATCCCAACACGACGAGCACCAGCCGGAACGGCATCAACGTACTTAAATCGGTCATATCGGAAAATGTTTCCACCCATTGCCTGTACGTCGTTCTGGAACTGCAGCATGAAGATTGGCGTTCCAAGCTCTTCGCGCTTCTTTTCCATGTCAGCAACGGTGTACATTTCTGGCCAGAGGATGCTTTCACCCTCTACTGCCCTTCTAAGCATGACAGGCGTGCCTTTCTCTTTGAGGTCGTTATAAAAGTCGTCCTCGTGCCACCTAGTTCCGATATACCATCGTTTTGCGCCTGGCACAAGCATTGGGTCAACGACCTGCCAGTATGTATCAGCAGCTTTTTGTCGCTGTACCGCAGTGGCATTCTCCTTCATGCCGACCATGTCGTCGCCGATCAGGATGTCCAAACGAGCGCCCGGCTTGATTGATCCAAGTCCGTCAGCAAAGCATGTTGCATCTTTGCCCATGTTCGCCCCCTTGATTGTCCATACCTCATCTGTCCACTTAGGACCGACGACCCCATCCCTCGCCCACTCAAAGATCTCAGCAAAGTGCGGTGATTCAATAATTGCCTTAATGGCACGCGAGCGGGCAAGGGCATCAGACAGCACGGACGTTAGAATTCCAACCCGTATTTTTCCTTGACTCACACCGATGAGGCGGGCAACTCGATGGATAAGCTGGGTGGTCTTGGCATGGCCTCGGGGCATGAGCACAAGCGCGCGGTCGTTCTTGTCTAGGAAGCGCTCCATCTCCCTGAGATGTTTTGGAAATACAAGATTGCTGACGTATTCCGCAAAGGCGGCGTCAGACGTTTTCGCTTGTTCCCTCAGCCACAGTCGGTACTGCTTGCTCCGCTTGGCAAGATCGTCGGCGCTAAGTCCATCAATTGCATGGTCAACGAGTTGCATTTGCAGGGCACCGCCATTTGGTCCGGTAAGCTCAACCTTAGATGCTTCATATGCACCAGTGAGCTTGGCAAGGCGATCTATGACCTCAAGTTGAAGCTTGAGAAATGCCACTTGACCGCTATAAGAGTTTTCCCTTGCGGAGGCATGACCGCCAGCAGCTGCTTTTGCAATCCTATTTGCCCGCTCAATGAGCTCAATCTTGCTGTCAACTGGCCCAATCGCATCCTCAAGGGCCTGCTTACGCATTTTGGCAATGTATTTCTTAACTGTATCTGGTTTTAGGTCAAGCCTGAGTGCAATCTCACTGGCGCTTACCCCACTGAAATGCAGGGTGTTAATGTCTTTCTCAAGCTGTGCCTGCGCATCTTTGGTGCGTCTTCCAATTTGTGCCATATCTTCACTATACCATATAATCTGCCCTTGACGGCAAGTTGCAAGAAATTTGCGCATCGCCTAGAATTCTCTTATGCCAAGACGAAAATGGCCACGTAAAAATGACTGCCCAGAAACCAAGCGTTTCCAAGAGGCCTGCATGGCTTGGGCCAGCCAAGCTGGGGTCAGTTTGAATGCAGTGTTTATTGCTGCTGGTAAAGCAAGAAGCAAAAAGCCGTACTGGGCAAAGGAGCGTTTCTATGGCGGGGTTATCCCGACAGACGACGACATTGCTTGGGCACGAATACACGCCATCAACAGCGTGCTCTCAACCGAAGATTTGGGCGCCCTCTACCAGCATCGTAAGTCGGTGGCAAAGTTTTGCTATTCTTGCGTGGGTAAGAGGGTGGATGATATCACTGCCAGATGCTGGGATATATCATGCCCCCTGCGCCCAATAAGCCCCCTCCCGCTCAAGAGCTCCGTAGAAAAGAAGCCCATAGAGTAGGCGGTTCTCTCAGGCTATAATCGCGGCATGGCACTTTCCACCTATGACATGTCCGTTGAGCAGGGTAGCGATTACGCTACAACCATCACCTACACAAACGATGCCGGTAACGCAGTAAACCTGACCGGGTACACATCGAGGATGCAGGTGAGGAAGTTTGCTGGCTCCGCAACCCCAGTTATGACATTCACCAATACCAGCGGAATGACCATTACCGGCGCTAGCGGGGTTATTGACTTAGCCATTACGGCTGCGGCGCTCTCAACCATACCGCCTGGATCTTATGTATATGATCTTGAGATCATTAGTGGCGCTGGGGCGGTTACCAAGCTTCTTGGCGGCGATTTTGAGGTATCTGCGGAGGTAACACGATGAGCCCAGTAAGCGTTACGCAGGTCAACCGCAACGTATCCGTAACCAGCCCTGCCGCCAACGACCTGACGGTCTCAAGCGGGGCGGCTGGAAACCCCCATGGAACCTATACCCACAGCCAAGCAGCCGCCTCGGCCACCTGGACGATCACCCACAACCTGAACTGCAAGCCCTCGGTGACAATTGTAGATAGTGGGGGTAATGTCCAGATCGGGGAAGTATTGTACGATTCCGACAATCAGGTTACAGTAACCTTTGCCGCCGCCTTTAGCGGCTATGCATACCTAAACTGAGGAGACGCCCGTGAAGGTCCTGACGAGTCTAACGCTTAGCAGCTTCCTAGACCTACAGAAGAATGAGCTGCGCAATGCAGCCGTTCAGGTTCTTGCCACCCCACCATCGTCGCCGGTTACGGGTCAGATTTACTACAACTCAGATATCAATGACGGCCCAGTCGGCCTCATGGTTTACAACGGCTCCCTCTGGGAGTCGGTTGGATCAATTGATGGTCTTCAGGGAACCGCGCCGATTCAGGTTAGCGTTTCCGGTGGCGTTGCAACGATTAGCATTGATGCCGCAGACAGCGACAGCGCTGGCTCAATGTCGTCCGCCCATTACAACCTTGTCAATGGCGCAACCGATAACAATACCGCTAGCACGCTGGTCAAGCGAGATGCCGATGGAGACTTCGCCGCTCGAGATATTGATGCACGCATGGTCATCCTCAGCGGAACGACCACCAATGCAACTGATGCTGCGACCAAGGCGTATGTTGATTCAGTAGCCCAGGGTCTTGATGTCAAGGAATCAGTGCATGTTGCAACGACTGCAAACCTTGCCTCCCTCAGCGGTCTGCTCACAATTGACGGACACACTATTGAAGCTGGTCAACGAGTCCTCGTCAAGAACCAGAGCACTGCCTCAGAGAATGGTATCTACGTCTCTGGTTCAAGCACATGGTCGCGAGCCGATGACTTTGATGGGACGCCTGCGGTTGATACTGGAGCATTCACTTTTGTTGAGTACGGTACTGTCAACGGTGGAACTGGTTGGGTTCTTACTACAACCGGGACAATCACCATCGGGACGACCCCACTTGCCTTCACGCAATTCTCCGGTGGTGGAACATTCACCGCTGGCGACGCGCTTTCGCTTACGGGATCTGAGTTTGATGTCAAGTACGATAACAGCACAATCGGCATCAACGGCAGCAATCAGATTGAAGTCAAGGACAACGGCATTACATCCGCAAAGATGGCGGCTGGCTCCGTTGAGCTTGGAACAGACACCGTCAGCGGAACACTCGCGATTGCAAACGGTGGTACTGGTGCAAGCAGCGTTGCTGACAATCTAGTCTTCGCTGGTCCATCAACTGGTGGTCCTCTTGCCCCGTCATTCCGCTCACTTGTCGCTTCAGATCTTCCAAACCACAGCACCGACAAGCTCACAAGCGGCACTCTTGGTGTTGCTCGTGGTGGTACGGGCGCTGCAACGTTCACCGCAGGATTCGTCAAGTCCTCTGGCGGCACTGATGCACTTACGACCGCAAGCACCGTATCGCTGACCACCGAAGTCACTGGCACACTGCCAGTTGCCAACGGTGGTACTGGTCAGTCAACACTCACCAGCAACGGCGTACTGCTCGGTAACGGCACAAGCGGGATTACACAGACCGCTGCAGGATCTGCTGATCAGGTCTTCCGAATCCCAGGAGCCGGTGGAGCCCCAGCATTTGGCGCAATCAACCTCGCGCAGAGCGCGGCGGTTACAGGCGCACTTGCCATCGCAAACGGTGGTACTGGCGCGACGACAGCCTCCTCAGCCCTCGCGGCCCTTGGCGGAACGTCTAAGTACACCGCCACTGTTGGAGACGGAAGCGCCACGACGATCACCGTGTCTCACGGTCTTGGAAACATTTGGGTTACCGCTCAGGTGTTCCAGGTCTCCAACGGTGAGCAGGTCTACCCAGACATCACTGTCGGCTTGACCACGGGAACACCAAACGGCACCGTTGTTCTGGACTTTGCTCAGGCCCCAACCAGCAACCAGTACAGGGTTGTTATAATCGGGTAAACCCCCGCTAGGAGGGCCCGATGCCAAAGCTACTTAACAAACTAAATCTTCCGCGGTACAGCAGCGCCCCTGCGTCCCCGGCGGAAGCCGACCTCTACTACAACACGTCAGATGACAAGATCTACGTGTATACGGGGGCGGCATGGGTTGAGGTCGGCTCTGGTGCTGGCGGATCTGGCGTTTATTACCAATCTGATGCTCCAGTAAGCCCAAACGATGGCGACATCTGGATTGACTCCGATGACGAGGTTGCATCGGTCACCTCAATCACCGACTCAACAAGCACCACATCGAGCACGGTTGCGGCAAGCGCAACTGCGGTCAAGTCAGCATACGACCTTGCCAACGGTGCGATTGCCAAGTCACTCGTAGATGCAAAGGGTGACCTCATCGTCGCTTCTGCAGCAGATACCCTCGGCAGGCTTGAGGTCGGAACGAATGGATATGTGCTCACGGCAGACTCCGCAGCGGCGTTTGGAATTAAATGGGCTGTGGCATCAGCCGCTGTAGATGTGCAAGAGTTCACTGGAAGCGGAACGTGGACAAAGCCAGCGGGAATGTCAGCAGCATATGTGATGGTTGTTGGTGCCGGTGGTGGCGGTGCAGGAAGGGAGGGCGGTGCCGGAATGGCAAATGGAGGTTCAGGCGGTTTGGTCTCAACTAGAATGTTTGCTGCAGCAGACCTTCCATCATCATCTTACTCAGTAACTATTGGTGCTGGGGGGACAGGTGGAAACCAGGCAAATGGAAATGATGGAGGACAAACATCTTTCGGATCTCTTCTTGTTGCCCTTGGTGGAAGGGGTGGGGCAAAGAACGCTGGCAACACAGATGCCGTGTCGCAGATTAGCCTTGGCGGTGTGCTTGTCAGCACTTCAGCTACTACAACTTCACTTCTAACCACTATTACAGCGGGTGCAGCAAGAAACTCCAATAACGTAACTGGTCAGATTCCAAATTACTATGGACCCGCTGCTGGGGGAAACTCATCCTCAACAGGTAGTGGTGCGGCTGGCGGCGGGGCTGGTGGTGCTGGGTTTGCAAAGTCTAGCGCACTTGGTGCAGGAGCCGCTGGTGGTGGAGCAACTGCTGGAGCCGCAGGATCAAATGCAACTGGTTTTGGAGATGGCGGAGGTGGTGGATCGTCCACCACGACGCCAGGTGCTGGTGGAAACGGTTTCCGTGGTGGCGGTGGGGGTGCTGGTGGATATGCCGGCAGTTCTGGTGCCACTGGTGGGACTGGCGGAGATGGATATTGCATAGTGATTTCTTGGTGAGGTAAATAATGACTAAATTTTTAATTATTAACAACCAGAATATTGTAGAGAATATCATTGTATGGGACGAGGAGTCTGAATGGACTGCGCCTGAAGGAATGACTATGATCATTGCCCCGGATGGCGTAAGCATCGGTTGGAAAAAAGATGGCGATGAATGGATCGCCCCAGAGCCTGCTGTTTCGTTGAGCTCAGAGCTTAACAGGGTCAGCGCGCGCGAAAAACTGACCGCTCTTGGCTTGACTGAGGCAGAGATTACAGCTCTGGTGGGTGAATAATGGGTAAGCGCATATACGTTCGCTCTGGAGGAAACTGGGTTGATGTCACCACGCCCAGTGGGTCAGACGCTGACATAACGGCTGTTATCGCTGGAGACGGACTTACCGGAGGAGCCTCTAGCGGATCAGCGACTCTGGATGTCGTTGGTGGAACTGGAATTAACGTCACGTCTAATGCGGTTGCAGTAGACACTTCAATCATTGCTACTAGGGCATACGTAGACGCATATGCTCCGCAAATGAACTGGCACGGGGCTGTTAGCTACGCAACCGCAGCAGCGCTCCCAAACAGCCCCGCTTACGCTGCGGGAACTGCAGACGCGTCCGGCGGTTATGGTGTTGGCGCAACGCTGACTGCAACAACGTATGGTGCTCTCGTCATTGATGGAGTAACCATGACAAACAGCAACGAAGGATTCAGGATTCTAGTAAAAGACCAGGCAAATGCTGTCCATAATGGAATCTATGACATTACAGAGGCAGGGAACGGTTCTACTTATTGGGTTCTTACTCGCTCCGCAGACTCGGATAATCATGTCGCAGGACAGGTTTCTTCTGGCGATGCTGTCTTTTGTATCTATGGTGCAACCAATGACCTGACTGGATTTGTTCTGATTTCAGAAGGGCCAACCTCTGGAGTGCATCAAATTGGCACAAGTGATTTAGACTGGTACCAATACACTGGCGTTATTGCTGGAAGCGGAATTACGGTCAGTGGGCTAGTTGTCTCAGTTGATACTGGAACTGGACTTACAATTGATGGCACAGGTGTTGCTGTTCAGTTTAGCAATTCAACGAGCAGCATATCGGAAACAGAGGCGGCAACCCCGCTCGCTGTAAAGACAACCTACGATATCGCCTATGCGGCAAATGGGCTTGCAACTACGGCAGTGCAGCCGACTATCATTAATGCAAAAGGCGATATTCTCGCAGGTACGGCAAATGACACGCTATCTGTTCGCTCAGTTGGATCAAACGGGCAACTCCTTGTAGCGGACTCCGGTGAGGCAACTGGACTCAGCTGGCTAACGCCGCCGTATCCAAATGCTGCAAACGCGGTTTTGACTGGCACTGTCACAATTGACAACAACGCAGGATCCCCACAAGGTCTTGGTGGGCTTACCTCAGAGACAAGAATCCAAGCGGTGAGCGCTGACGGTCAAGATACGACAATTGTTCTTGATGCCCATGGAACATCTATACACGGCAAGCTTGTCTCTCGAGTATCTCGCGGGACAGCCGCCTCGCCAACCGCAACACAATCTGGTGACATCATGGCCGAAGTTGCTGCGTTCGGATACGGGGCAACTGGATACGGGTCAAGCCCGTCGGCAACCATTAGGGTTTCAGCCACTGAGAACATGACTGACTCCGCGCTAGGCGGAAAGATGGAAGTGCTGCTAATTCCGAATGGATCAACATCACCAGCAACTGCCGCAACAATTACAAACACAACACTTGACCTTCCAACTGGATCAGATTATAAAATTAACAATACAAGCGTATTGTCAGCAAGCACGCTTGGCTCCGGCGTGACAGGATCATCGCTTACCTCTGTTGGCACAATTGGCACCGGAGTTTGGCAGGGTACCGCTGTAGGCATCGCTTATGGCGGCACGGGGCAAACCACCGCCGCAGCAGCGGCAAATGCGCTTCTGCCGTCTCAGACTGGAATGAACGGAAGGGTTCTTCAGACGGATGGCGCAGGGAACCTCTCGTGGTATGCTATTGACATTAGCAACGCAACCATTGATGGAGGGAGCGCATAGTGTCTAAAGATAAGATTATAAAGTTCGTAGCCGATGTCAAGGTTGTTGAGGAATTTTGGCCAAGACCAATCGGCAAAGAGCTTCCGGAATGGTTTAAGAAAA